AGAAAGGGATCAAGCATGGAGAGATAGACAAGATGAATTACTAGGTGATCCTAGAATGGCAGCACAAGAATGTGACTGTGATTTTTCAACATCAGGTGATGTTGTATTTTACCCTGAATATATAGAATTTTATGAAAAAACATACATTAAAGATCCTCTTGAGCGTCGCGGAGCTGATAGAAATTTATGGGTTTGGGAACCCTGCGATTACTCTAGAACATATATGGTTGTGGCTGATGTTGCAAGAGGAGACGGAAAAGACTACTCAGCATTTCACATAATAGATGTAGAAAACAATGTACAAGTAGCGGAATACAAAGGACAATTAGGCACAAAAGAATTTGGATATTTACTAGTAGGTATAGCTACAGAATATAATGAAGCACTATTAGTAATAGAGAATGCTAGTATAGGTTGGGCTACAATACAAACAGTTATAGATAGGGGTTATCAAAATCTTTATTATTCACCTAAGAGTGGAGAAGTAAGAGCTGATTCGTATTTTGACCAATATATGGATACATCAAGAATGGTAGCTGGCTTTACAAATTCATCCAGAGTTAGACCTATGTTGATAGGTAAATTCCAAGAATATTTAAGTGATAAAGGTGTTACAATTCAAAGTAAAAGATTAATGGAAGAAATGAAAACTTTTATTTGGAAAAATGGTAGACCTGAAGCACAACAAGGATATAATGATGATTTAGTAATGTCATTTGGTATTGCAATGTACATGAGAGATACAGCATTTAAATTTAAGCAACATGGAATAGATTTAACAAAAAGTATGTTAACTAACTTGCATTCCTCTAAAGTAAATTATAATGGAGCTTACCAATCCCCTAAAGATAAAAATCCGTGGCAAATAGATAACCCATATTCTAATGGAAAAGAGGACATTCGTTGGCTCTTATAATATTTATACAATATATATATCATGGCAGATACTAGATTATTTTCAAGACTTAAAAGATTATTTTCAACAGATGTAATAATTCGAAATGAAGGTGGTAACCAGCTTAAGGTTATGGATATTAATAAAATCCAAGCTTCTGGAGAATACGAAAATAACTCATTAGTAGATAGATTTAACAGGTTATATTCAACATCACCTACTTCATTATATGGTTACCAAAGTAACTTTAATTATCAAACATTAAGACCACAACTATATTCAGAATATGATGCTATGGATACAGATGCTATTATAGCTTCTGCTTTAGATGTTATAGCGGATGAAAGTACTCTTAAAAATGATATGGGTGAAGTGTTATCTATTAGATCATCAGATGAAAATATACAAAAAATATTATATAATTTATTTTATGATGTTTTAAATATAGAATTTAATTTATGGCCCTGGACTAGAAATATGTGTAAATATGGAGACTTTTTTCTAAAACTAGAAATAGCAGAAAAGTTTGGTGTATATAATGTTATACCCTATAACGCATACCACATAGAAAGATTAGAAGGAAGTGATCCTGATAATCCAGCAGACATAAAATATGTTATGAATCCCGAAGGGGTTTCAGCTGGGGGTTATGGTTATTATAATGTTCCTAATACTAAAAATGCTAGTGGTAAAGATATTATATTTGATAACTATGAAATGGCTCATTTTAGATTACTTACAGATACTAATTTTCTTCCATATGGCAGAGCATACATAGAACCAGCACGTAAACTATTTAAACAATACACACTAATGGAAGATGCGATGCTAATACATCGTATAGTGAGAGCACCTGAAAAACGAATATTCTATATTAATGTAGGAAACATTCCACCTAATGAGATAGAAAATTTTATGCAAAAAACTATCACTAAAATGAAAAGAACTCCGTATATGGATGAAAAAACAGGTGAATATAACTTAAGATATAACATGCAAAACATGTTAGAAGATTTTTATATTCCAGTTAGGGGTAATGATACAGCTACTAAAATAGATACTACACCTGGATTACAATATGATGGCATAGCGGATGTAGAATATTTAAGAGATAAATTATTTGCAGCTTTAAAAGTACCTAAAGCATTTATTGGATATGAAGAAGGAGTAGAAGGCAAAGCTACATTAGCAGCACAAGATATTAGATTTGCTCGTACAATAGAAAGAATTCAAAGAATACTAGTATCAGAACTACAAAAAATAGCATTAGTACACTTATATACTCAGGGTTATAAAGATGAAAATTTAACAAACTTTGAATTATCATTAACTACACCATCAATCATATATGATCAGGAAAGAGTAGCATTAATGACAGAAAAAATGACATTAGCTCAGGCTATGATGGATAGTAAAATTATTCCTACAGATTGGATTTATGAAAATATATTCCACTTTAGTGCAGATGAATATGATGAGTATAGAGATTTAGTACAACAAGACGCTAAACGTGCATTTAGATTATCACAAATAGAGGCAGAAGGTAATGACCCATTAGAAACAGGTAAGTCTTATGGTACACCACATGATTTAGCTTCACTATATGGGGTAGGTAGAATGCAATCCGATCCAAGTAATATACCAGATGGATATAATGAAAAAATACCATTGGGTAGGCCAAAAGAAAAGCAAACAGATAGAGGTAAACAAGAAAATGCATTTGGAAAAGATCCATTAGGTAGAAAAGATATAAAAGGTGGAGATGATGATGCTGGTAGATTAAGGCCAAAATTTAGAGGTGGTTCTCCATTAGCAATGGAGCATAAAGAAATGTTAAAAAAAGTACCGGGTCCAAAAAGAACTGGAAAAAAACTTGTTTTTGAACAAGAAAAAAAAGAAAATAAGTTACTAGATGAAAGTCAATTGAAAGAATGAAATATTTTTATATATTTATAAATAAACCAAACTGCGCAGAATGAATATAAAACATTCAAAGTACAAAAATTCTGGTATTCTTTTTGAACTATTAGTACGTCAAATTACTGCTGATACTCTAGATGGTATCGATTCCCCAGCAAGAAAAATACTAAAAGAATATTTTGTCAAAACCGAATTAGGAAGGGAATATAAGTTATATGAACAATTAGCTAAACATACTGCTGTATCCGAGGCAAAGGCTAATTTAATTTTAAATTCACTATTAGAAGCTTCATCTAATTTAAATAGAAGTGCTCTAAAAAGGCAAAAATATAATTTAATTAGTGAAATTAAAAAACACTACGATGTAACTAAATTTTTTAGACATAAATTACCCTATTATAAAATCCAGGCTGCTTTTTATACATTAACTGAAATTAAAGCTAATATGGAATTTTCTAATCCTGAATTAGAAATAAATAATAAACTTACTATTTTAGAACATTTATCTGAAAAAAAAATAATAAAAGATAAAAAAGAAACGGTTATAGATGAATTTCAAAATTATGATAAGGATTTAAGAATATTAACATATAGAGTATTACTTGAAAAATTCAATGATAAGTATGATACATTGTTAGAGGATCAAAAAGAAATTCTTAAAGAACTTATTACATCAATAGACAATACACCTAGATTAAAAGAATTTTATAACACTAAAGTAAACGAAATTAAAACTACTTTAGAAGAATTAAATACTAAAGTAACAGATAAAGTTACTAAAATCAAAATAGAAGAAGTTATTAAAATGCTTCCTACACTAGATAAAAGAGCTAAAGTTAAAGATGATGATTTAACTAACTTGTTACAATACTACGATTTAATACAAGAGTTACAAAATGTACAAGTACAAGCTTAAAGAAATAGAGGTAGGTGACACTGATATAAGAAAAGGTGTAAAAACAACAGTATCAGATGTTGATCCTGAAACAGGTGCAATTACATATGATGTAGAAAATGTAGCTGATTTTTCTTCAACGTACAAAGAATTAGAACAAGCTAAAAAATTTTTAAGAGATTTAGAACAAACAGGTAAAGCTAAAGACGATACTACATTAGATAAACTAGCAGATGAATTAAGTAGTATTTTTAATAAGTTCAGAACCCATATTAGAAAAAATTACCCTGAAGAATACGAAAGGGTATTAAGATTAAAAGAAGAAGAAATTGATGAACAATCTTCCACAGCTCAGGGTGGAATGGCTTTATCAGGTGGAGTAGGTGCACAATATGCAACTCCAAGAGCATTTAGTAAAAATAAAAAAGGTAAAGGAGCTGCTAGTATTTATTACTATAAACTAGGATATAAGCCTGTACCAAAAATTAAGCCTAAATCCTACGATATAAAGAAGTTATTTGAATATAATGACTTTCAACAAAATAGAATTAGTGTCTTTGATGATATTGAGAAGAAAATAGATATGATTCTTCCAATGTTATCAAATGCAAAAAATAAAACAGCTGAGTATTACAATGAAAATCCGGGTTCATATGCAATAAATTACCCAACAGATGCAATACTAGTAGAATTAGACGATATTATAAAACAATTAAAAGCAGGAGATGAAAACATTATCAAATCAGTATAAATTAATTAAAGAAGGTAAAGGAAGTAAAGATGGGTTTTTAAGAAACGCTAAAAGACAATTTCCAAACCATGTACCTAATCATGCCACATATAATCAGGCTGCTAAAATTCTAAAGCAAAAGGGTATTATATCTGAAAATTTTGTAGGATCTCAAATGATTGGAGGTTATGCAAAACAAGAAAAACAAGGATATGAAAAGGCATTTGAAAACTTTTTAAAAGAAGCAGAAGCAAAAGCTGAAGAGAAAAAAGTAACTAAAGAAGTAGAAGAAGATTTAGCTAAAACTTATGATTACAAGGATGAAAAAAATCCTGATAATATGATTTTTGGTCAAATTCAAATGGGAGTTTACTATGAAGCTAAATTAGATAAGAATGAAGGTAAAACTTTAGATGAAATTAAAGATATAGTATTTAAAAATTTAGCTAAAGATCCTATACATTATACTAAAACAGGACAATTTGGAGTAGAAGTGGGGTATACAGATGAGGCTCCAAGTTTAGGTGCAACGGATGAACCTAAAGGTAAATACAAATCTTCTGGGTATGGTAATTTAAAAGAACATTCTATACCAGTAGGAGGAGGTATAGTAACGGATCATGTTTTTTCATCAGTAGATTATAAAGATTTTTTTGGTTTAAATGAACAAGATAAACTTACTGATGATGATGTTGAAAGGTCTGAAAAATATGTTAGTAATATAAAAATGGCAACAGATTTACTTAAAAATGAAGAATTAAAAGAAGATGAAGCTCCATTAGAAGCTATGGCCTCAATAGATGACATAGTAACTAAAGCAGAAGAAATGGCAAGAGGAGCAGAAGAAAGAGGGGATAAAGTTAACATAGACATGATAGTAGATAAAGCACTTTCTGAATTAAGAACTGATATTAAAAATGCACTAGAAGCCAATTTAAATTTGGATACATCAGATAGATAATATGAAACAAGTACTTATAGAAACCCAAACCTTTAACCCACTACCAGGTTTACTATCTGAAGGTCATAGATCTGAAAGAGGTAATCCTTTAGTTCAAGGTATACTAGCAACCTGTGAGGTTAAAAATGGTAATGGTAGATACTATTCTAAAGATTTATGGAATAGAGAAATAGATAAGTACATGGAATTAGTTAAAGATAATAGAGCATGTGGTGAACTAGACCACCCTGAATCTCAAGTAGTTAACTTAAAAAACGTTTCACATAATATTAAAGATATAAGTTGGGATGGAGATAACATAATGGGTACAATAGAAATTTTACCTACTCCATCTGGTAATATTTTAAAAGCATTAATAGATAATGGTATTAAAGTAGGTGTATCATCAAGAGGTATGGGTTCACTAGAACAAAATGGTGATATAATGGAAGTACAAGATGATTTTGAATTATTATGTTGGGATTTTGTTTCAACACCATCTAATCCAGGTTCATTTATGCAAACAGTTAATATTAATAATAAGGGTACTATTAACATAAATGAAAGTAAAATAAATAATAAGTATCCATATGCAAAAGCAAATAGTATAGTAACAGAAATACTATGTGCAAACGGCAATTGCCCGATATTTTAAAAAAACCAAGATAAACATATTTACCACATTTAACTTGTTTACGTACAAAGGTTACATTAACTTAATTATTAACTAAACTTTTAATTATGGAAACAATAATGAACAAAGTAACAAGTTTTTTAAGTGGATTAACAACTATTCTACTATCATTTGTATCACTAGGTATACTAGCCGAAGTAATTTTCGGAGTAGGTGCTTTTGGGGTAAGTGTAGTAGATAATGTCATAGCATTGATACAATCATTCGGTGATAGTGGCTTTGTTGGTCTAATAGCTTTAATTATCTTAATTCAGCTTTTTCAAAATAAAAAGTAAAATTTAGAAAATAATTGCTTAAATAGTAACCTGGGAGTAAACTCCCAGGTTTTTTTGCGATCTTTAAGAATACTCATATACGTATAACCGTAAAATATGCTATCCCATATAGCATTGACATAATATAAATTCTATTACGTTTCCAAATAAACGTATTTCCCAAACAATTAAATTTTAGGATAATGGCAAAGAGAGACATTCTCAAAGAAGCTATCGCTGACGCTAAAGCCGTCAAAGAAACCGCTATCGCAAACGCCAAAGCTGCTCTAGAAGAAGCATTCACACCTCAACTTAAATCTATGTTAGCTGCAAAGTTAGAAGAAATGGAATTAGATGAGGAAAAAGAAGAAAAGATGAAAGAAGGCATGAAAATGTACGATGAAGATTCTACTAAAATGGAAGAAGAAAAAATGTACGATGAAGATTCTACTAAAATGGAAGAAGAAATGAAGTACGAAGAGGACATGGATGAAGAAATGAAGTATGAAGAAGACATGGACGAAGAAATGAAGTACGATGAAGATTCTACTAAAATGGAAGAAGAAATCAACCTTGATGAAATCTTAGCTGAACTAGAAAGCGAACTAAATGAAGAAAAAAAGGATAAAAAAGACATGAAAGAAGAAGAAATTTCTGAAACTGAAGAAGTATCTGAAGCTGCTCACGCAGAGGAAGAAGAAACAGAAGATGAAGAAATTGATTTAGAAGATATGTCAGACGACGACCTTAAAGGATTCATTGAAGACGTAATTGCAGATATGGTTAAATCTGGTGAGCTAGAAGCTGGTGATAATTTCGAAGAAGAAGATGAAGATGCTGAAGAAGAAGTAGGCATGGACATCATGGAAAAGAAACACGCAGAGGATAAAGATAAAATGAAAGAGGGCAAACATGAAGATAAAGAAAAAGTTAAAGAAGAGGAAGACAAAAAGAAAAAAATGGAAGAATCTGAAATAGCTGAAGTTTATAAGGAAAAAGAAGCCTTAGAAAATGAGTTAAAAGAAACTCATGAAGTTATCAACACTCTACGTTCTGATTTAAATGAAGTTAATTTGCTAAATGCAAAATTGTTATACACTAATAAAATTTTCAAAGCAAAAAACTTAACAGAAAATCAAAAAGTTAAAGTATTAGGTGCTTTTGATAAAGCTAATACAGTTAAAGAATCTAAATTGGTATATGAAACTTTAAACGAAGGTTTAAAGGCTAAGAAAAAATCACCAATAACAGAATCTTTAGGTGCGGCCTCAAGAGTATCAGGAAATGTAAATACTAAAAAACCAATTATTAAAGCTGACCCAATGGTGGAAAGATTTAAGAAATTGGCAGGTTTAACATAATTAAAAATAAATAAAAATAACTAAAAATGTCACAATTAAATTCACTTTTAGAAAGCTCAGCGAACAACTGGAAAAGTGTTCAGAGCGACGCTGCTAGATTAGCAGACAAGTGGGAAAAGACAGGACTTTTAGAAGGTTTAACTGAGGTTAACAAGAATAACATGTCAATGATTCTTGAAAACCAAGCTAAACAACTAGTTGTTGAGCAATCATCTACTCAAACGAGCGGAGACGCTTTTGCGGGTGGAACAGGTGCTCAATGGGCTGGTGTAGCTTTACCATTGGTAAGAAAAGTATTCGGGCAAATTGCTGCTAAAGAATTCGTTTCTGTTCAACCAATGAATTTACCTTCAGGTCTAGTATTTTTCCTAGATTTCCAATATGGACAAGATAAAGAAATGAACTTTGGTCCAGCTGGAACACCATTTGGCAGTGATGCTCCAGGTGGAGGATCAGGATCACTTTATGGTGAAACTAACCCAGGACCAGCTACAGATCCAAGATTTGGATTATATGGTTCAGGAAGATTCGGATATTCAATTAACCAATTTTCTCAATCAGTAGCTGTTACAGTTGCTACTTCATCATGGTCTGATGTAGATTATTTAGCTGAAAGATCAGCTTCAGTTGTTGCTGAAGAATTAACTACAGTTACTGTAGCAAATTCAGAAGTAACTAACCTAGATGTTGATTTTAGAGGTGTTAGAGCAATGTTTGTAATTTCATCTTCAGATTCTAACTATTTCTTCCAACCAAGTATAGATAAATTATTACCAGAATTTACAAGAGTAACAGCTAATAATGATTTAGTATTTGTATATAATGGAGCTATTGCTTCAGCTAATATACCAAAAACTGGAGATAATGTATTATTCTTTAATAAACAACCTAAGGCTAATTCAAGAGGTGATTTTGAAGATGCTGCAGGTGCAGGTAGACCAAATGCTGAAACCACTACTGCGGATGCATTAGCAATTCCACAGATTAATGTAAAAATGAAATCTGAAGCAATTGTTGCTAAGTCAAGAAAGTTAAAAGCACAATGGACTCCTGAATTCGCTCAAGATTTAAATGCTTACCAAGCACTAGATGCTGAAGCAGAATTAACATCAATTATGAGTGAATATATTTCATTAGAAATTGATCTTGAAATTCTAGATATGTTAATCCAAGATGCATCAGCAAGAGATGAATATTGGAATGCAGAAAATAATAAAAATTTAAATTCAGGTAAAACAGGATTTGATGATTTAGGTTTCTACAATACACAAGGACAATGGTTCCAAACATTAGGAACTAAAATGCAAAAGGTATCAAATAAAATACACCAGAAAACTCTTAGAGGTGGTGCTAACTTTATTGTAATTTCACCAGCAGTATCTACAGTATTAGAATCAATCCCAGGATTTGTTTCTAATTCGGATGGAGATGCTACTAAAGCAAAATATGCCTTTGGTATCCAAAAAGTAGGACAAATGAACACCAGATATGATGTTTATAAAAATCCATACATGACTGAAAATGTAATATTAATGGGATATAGAGGTTCTCAGTTCTTAGAAACTGGTGCTGTATTTGCCCCATATATTCCACTAATCATGACTCCATTAGTATATGATCCAGACACTTTCACACCAAGAAAAGGTCTATTAACGAGATATGCTAAGAAAATGATCAGACCAGAATTTTACGGTAGAGTATTCTGTTCTAACATTGATACTATATAAGATAATTTATATATTATTTATTAAGACCCGACTTTTTAGTTGGGTCTTTTTTTTACTCTAATTTATTTTCTTAATATTTATAACAAAAATATGGCAGCTGGAAAATATAATTTTACAATAGAACAAGGGGCCACCGTTGATTTTGCAGTTCAATATAAAGATTCAGGTTCAAACCCAGTAGATTTATCAGGATATCAAGCTAGAATGCAAATTAAACCTACATTTGGTTCTAGTACAACTTTTTTAACTTTATCCTCAAGTTTAGGTACTTGTGGTACTGGTTTAAATTTAAGTGGTTCTGGTGGATTAGATGCCTCAACCCCTCTTTCTTCAGGCTCTATTGGAGTTTTTATTTCTGCTGCTTCCTCTTCCCAACTAAATTTTAATGGTGCTTTATATGATTTAGAAATAGCATCAGGTAGTGGAGATTGTGCCGTTGTAACAAGACTTTTAGAAGGAGTAGTAAAATTATCTAAAAATATAACATTAGGAGGATTTTAAATGGCTAATATTGTAACGGTAACAGAAACTAAAAAAGAAATAGTAAGTATAAACACCCCAGGACCACAAGGACCACAAGGGCCACAAGGTGTACCTGGACCCTCTGGTAGTGCTACCGATATAAGTGCACTTAATACTTTTACAGGTTCAGCTCAGGCGGAAATAGACAGTTTAACTACTGCTACAGGTTCATATTTAACGTCTTTACCTAGTGGAGTATTATCTGGCTCGGCTCAAATTTCAACAAACATTTCGGGTGCATTTACAGCTGCAAGCTCTTCATTTAGTACAAGAACCACAACACTGGAATCAAATCCTGTATTTAGTGCAGCGGGTATATCAGGATCATTTGGTGCCGCTTCATCTTCATTTAGTACAAGAACCACAACACTAGAATCAAATCCTGTATTTAGTGCAGCGGGTATATCAGGATCATTTGGTGCCGCTTCATCTTCATTTAGTACTAGAACAACAGTGCTAGAATCAAATCCTGTATTTTCAGCAGCGGGTATTTCTGGGTCTTTTAATGCCACAAGTGCTTCATTTAGTACAAGGGTTACTACAAACGAAACTATAACATCAAAAACATTATTATCAAGTTCAGCTCAAATAGCATCGGATATTTCAGGGGCATTTGCTTCACCATTTACAGCAGCAGGTATAAGTGGATCTTTTACAGCTGCAAGTTCTTCATTTAGTACTAGGATTACTACAAACGAAACTATAACATCAAAAACATTATTATCAAGCTCAGCCCAAATAGCATCAGATATTTCAGGAGCATTTGCTTCACCATTTACAGCAGCAGGTATAAGTGGATCATTTACACCCGCAAGTGCCTCATTTAGTACCAGAGTTACTTCATTAGAAGATGGTGGTAGTGGTGGTGGATTTACAGCAGCAGGAATTTCGGGTTCATTAGGACCTAATGCTACATTAATTAGATCATTAACAGCTTCAAATATATCAGGTTCATTCAATGCCGCTTCATCCTCATTTAGTACCAGAGTTACTTCATTAGAAGATGGTGGTAGTGGTGGTGGATTTACATCAGCGGGTATATCTGGATCATGGCAGGGACAAAATTTTATTTCTGCAAGTCAAGTAACACCTAATTTACCTTCAGGTACACTATCAAGTTCAGCTCAAATAGCATCGGATATTTCGGGTGCATTTGCTTCACCTTTTACAGCAGCAGGAATTTCGGGTTCATTCAATGCTGCAAGTTCTTCATTTAGTACAAGAACAACAGCATTAGAATCAAACCCTGTATTCACAGCAGCAGGAATATCAGGTTCATTTAACGCAGCTTCATCTTCATTTAGTACAAGAACAACAACACTAGAATCAAACCCGGTATTCACAGCAGCAGGTATATCAGGATCATTCAATGCCGTTTCATCTTCATTTAGTACAAGAACAACAACACTAGAATCAAACCCGGTATTTAGTGCAACAGGAATATCAGGATCATTTACATTAACATCAAGTTCATTAGCAAGTCGTACTTCAACTCTAGAAGATGCAGGATATATAACTTCTGCTTTCCCATTCACAGGAGATGCTCAAATAACAGGATCATTAATAGTATCAGGGTCATTTAATGCCTTTAGAGTAGCAACAACTAATTTAGTATTAGGTACACAAGCAGGTGAAAATTTAAATCCTTCCGCAACTGGAAATGTAATATTAGGTAATCAAGCTGGAATGGAAGGTTCCAGTACTACTCAAAAGAATGTTTTTATAGGAGATTCAGCAGGAGAAACTATTACAGGAACTTCTAGATACAATGTGTTTTTAGGATTAGATTCTGGAAAACAAGGATCGGGTAAAACTGATAATATTGGTATAGGATTTTCAGCTTTAAAAGGAAGATCAACTTCAGATTCATCTGATGGTAATGTTGCTATTGGGTACAGTGCTGCTCAATCATCATTAAGCACAAGATACACTGTTGCAATAGGGTATAATGCAGTAGCAGGTAATGCAAGTTCAGGCTTTAGTGGTTATGGTAATATTGGTATAGGACGAGATGCTATTTCTAATTTAGGAACTAGTGGAGGAGCATATAATACTGCTATAGGATATTATGCAGGTGCAACAATATCAAGTGGAAATGCTAATATAATAATAGGGTCAGGTAGTAGAGGTGAAGCAGCCATGTCTAATCAACTTAGAATAGGACATTCTACCCTACATGTTATATCAGGTTCACTAACAACAGGAGATATCATATTCTACAATACAGCATCAGCACCAAATTTCTCAGGTTCATTCCAAGGTGATGGTTCAAATTTAACAAATCTACCAGCATCAAATCCATTTCCATTCACGGGAGATGCTCAAATAACAGGATCATTAATAGTATCAGGATCAGGAGGATTAAAAGTAAAAGGTCCATTTGAATTATCAATGACAGCATCCTCCGGAGGTGCTACACCATTTTCTATTAAAGCAGCTAGTGATCTTGCTACAGATAAAATTATAGAAATAAAAGATGATGGTGGAAGTTATGATTTATTAACTTTAGATAGTGAAGGAGCTCTTAGAATACGAGAAGCAGGAAATTCAGGTGAAGGTGGTGGAGTATATATTCAATCTGGAGGAACTACGTCAGATCATGCTAATATGTTTGTAAATGGAGGGACAGCTAGATTATCAATATCATCCAATACTAATGGAGCATTTACAGTTGTTCCTGGAGGCCAATCTAATGGTTATTTAGTTGGGTTAACAGGAAAAGGTACAATGGCTTTAGGTAAAGGTGCTACATCTGGAACTAAACCTAGTGAGAATAATACAAATACTTTATACATTACTAATGGTACTAATCCTACAAATACACCTACTGATAGTTTTGCATTATTTTCAAAAGATGTTAATAGTGGGGCAGGAACAGCATCACCAACTTTTTTAACAGAAGATGACACTACTATACAATTAGGTACTACTTCTTCATTTTCATATGTATCAGCTTCAGCATTTAAAGGTGATGGTTCACAATTAACAGGCATAGTTGCAAGCACAGCCACAACAGCCTCTTATGTAGAAACATCTGAATATACTACAAGATGGAATGTTACAAATAATGGATCCTCAGGTTATTATTTTGATGGAAATGGAGTAGGATCCACAGATAATAATCCGGACATATATTTAACAAGAGGTGAAAAATATCTATTTAATATAAATGCCGCCTCTCATCCTTTTGCAATTAGAGTAGCTAATGGAGGTAGTGCTTATAATGATGGTGTAACTAATAATGAACAAAATAATGGAGATTTAATATTTGAGGTACAAATGGATGCTCCTACTAGTTTAGTATATCAATGTACTATTCATGGTGGTATGGTTGGTAATATTTACATTGCAGATGCAAGAGTGGCTTCAGGATCATTTAGTGGATCATTCCAAGGTGATGGTTCAAATTTAACAGGAGTAGGTGGAGACGCTTTTCCATTCACAGGAGATGCTCAAATAACAGGTTCATTAATAGTATCAGGATCAACTGAATTAAGGGGGAGTAGAGGTTTTGCAACAAATGTAGTTATAGGTCAAAATGCTCAGGCAGCTAGCCAAAACTCAGTTGCTATTGGTAATGGAGCAGGTACTTCAGCTGGAGGATCAAATAATACAGCTATAGGTGACTCAGCTACTTTAAATAATAATACTCATTTTGGAACTACTGTTGGCCAAGGTTCAAGTGTAACCGGAACAGCTGGTATAGCCTATGGCTATTCTGCTACATCAGCTGGCGAAGGTATTGCAATAGGTAGAAGTGCAAATGCTTCAACATATGGATTAGCAATAGGCAAGAGTGTTACAGCAGGTACTTCTCAATTAGCTATTGGATATCAAAATACAACTATATCAGCCTCATTTACTACAGGTCGTGTTATATTATCAGGTTCAACAGGAGGATTAGAACTTATAGGTTCGGGTTCAACAATGTTTGAAGTAATAGGATCAGAAGGTACATTATTTGCAGTAGACGATGATTTAGACGGAACTATATTTACGGCAAACGATAGAACAGGTCTTCCAGTACTACAAGCCGAAGCAGACGGAGAAGTTTATTTAGGTAAAACACCACAATCTTTATATACAACAGCAGTAGTAAGCGCAACATCAGCCTCATCAACAGCTTCATTAATAGCATTAAGTACAAGTTCATATGACAGTGCATATTTCGATTTTACATGTATTTCAGCTTCAAATTCTACAGTAGGTAGTATAATGTCAACATGGAATGAAGAAACAATAACATTTAACGAATATGCCACTTCTTCTATAGGTACAACATATAGAACAGCTGGTCTTGATTTACAAGTAATAATATCAGCAAGCCAAGCTCAACTAGTAGCCATAACAGACTCTACGAGTCCGAATACATGGAAAATTAAAACCACAGTAAGAGCAATATAAAGTTATGGGAATTAGAAGAGGTTCCATATTAACCCCAATTATAGCGGATGGGCTAGTATTCAATATGGATGCTGCAAATAGGGCAAGTACTGTGCCTATAAGTACTATTACAACATCTTTTAATACTATAGATACAAATATTTCTGGTGCATTTTCTGATAATGGTATATTTGATTCAAGTACTATTGTCCCTAGTTTTGCATTTGGGGGAACAGATGATTATATAGATGCATCCCAAATTAAACCCTCCTCTTTTTCAGCATATACATATAATGTCTGGTTAAAAACTTCATCTACATCACAACAATATGTGTTAGGAGGAGCAAGCGGAAATAAAAGTAATTATCCGACATTGTCTACAAGATTTGATGGCTCTAGAGGTATTCGTTTTATAACATCAGGAGATGATTTATATGACACAGGAAACTTAAATAGTCATTTAGGAAATTGGATTCAAATAACAATAACAGATGCTGGAGGAGATGATGTAGCTGCGTACTTAAATGGTGTTTCCCAAGCTATAACAAAAGCAGTAGATAATGGAGGTTATAGAGCAAATCAATCATTAAATATAGGAAGAGGTATGAGAAATACTGGCGGATTCACTGGTAATTATTTTTCGGGCAACATGGGATGTGTGCATGTATACAACCGCGCCTTATCAGCAAACGAAGTGTTACACAACTACAACGCATTAAAATCAAGATTCGAATGAGTGGAAGAGTAGGTAGCATAACAACAGAGATAATAGCGGATGGGCTAGTATTCAACATGGATGCTGCAAATAGGGCAAGTACTATACCTAGTACTAGTACTTTAAAAACATTCAACACAATAGATACTTCTATATCTGGGTCTATAGTTACAGATGCAACATGGGAAGAAGGATCACCTTCAACTTTTGATTTTGATGGTACTGATGGTAAAATTGAAACTAATTTTACTACAAATGGGTTTTCTGGTTTAACTGTATCTGCATGGATTTATAGAATAAGTAATCAAGTACAATATTTTGCAAGTCAATGGATAGAAGGAAGCGGAACTTCATCTTCATGGGGTCTTGATACTTATACTAATAAACTTCTTTTTTTTGTAAGAGCAGGAAGTTCATCTAAAGTAATAACAGGGGGAACAAATATAACAACAGGAGTTTGGAGAAATGTTACTGGAATATGGGATGGAAGTAATATATATGTTTATTTAGATGGCATATCAGATGCAACTCCTGTATCATGTACTAGCATGAATACTACAACACCAAATATGTCAATAGCATCTAGTACTAATGATCAGTATTTTTTAAATGGTAATATAAATAGTGTTCATGTCTACAACCGCGCCTTATCCGCAAACGAAGTACTACATAACTACAACGCATTAAAAGGGAGGTTTGGATTATGAAATACGGGTCAATAACAACAGGTATTATAGCGGATGGGCTAGTATTCAACATGGATGCTGCTAATAGGGCAAGTACTATACCTAGTACTAGTACTTTAAAAACATTCAACACAGTAGATACTTCTATATTTGGGTCTATAATAACAGATTCTACATGGACTAATTCAACAATTTCACCCTCATTTAATTTTGATGGTAGTGATGGGTATATTGATTTTAGTGATGATGATATATTTAGTTTTGGTAATGGTACCACAGACTTTCCTTTTAGTGTTAGTTGTTGGGCATATTGTGTTGATGCTACTAGATTTAGAACTTTATCTAAAGCTACTGAATGGCTTCATGGGGGTTTTGGTAGTGATACACTTGGATTACTTTTGATGGATAACAATGCTTCAAATTATATATACAGAACATCAAATGCAACTATTCCTCAAAATGTTTGGGTAAATTTAGTCTCAACTTATGATGGTTCAGGAGCTAATACAGGCATAAAACTTTATATTAATGGATCAGAAGATTCGGGTACAACGGGAAATGCTGGTTCTTATACAGCAATGCATAATAATTCTAGTATTTTATATGTAGGACGAGATAGTGATTTTGGAAACTATTTTGCAAATGGAAATATTGGATCTGCCCAAATTTACAACCGTGCCTTATCAACCACAGAAGTCTTACACAACTACAACGCATTAAAAGGAAGATTTGGGCTTTAATAATACCTAAACCCTTCTTTAATATTTATAACAAAATACTATGAATATTCCAATTTGGACAGGTATATCAACATTTGAATCTGGTCAAACCCCTTTTGGTTTTTACGATAGCGATACTGATTTTCAAACTGATGCTGACAAAGTAGCAGATTTTTGCGCTCGTAGATTAGGTTATCCCCTAGCTGATGTAGAACTACAATCAGGTTCTTTCTTTACTGCATTTGAAGAGGCAGTTACTACATACGGAAATGAATTATATGCTTATAAAGTAAGAGAAAATTATTTATCCCTAGAAGGGTCTTCTACAATTCTACCTTCAAATGAAAAAATAATTCAACCTAATATGGCGGGATTAGTAAGAATATCCCAACAATATGGTACTGAAGCAGGTGTGGGTGGTAATGTAACTTGGTATTCTGGTTCTTTAAAGCTAATAAATGGTCAACAAGATTATGACATGGATGCTTGGGCAGCAGAAAATGCTAATCTAGATCCAGGGGATTCTATAGAAATAAGAAGAGTATTTTACGAAATACCTCCTGCTATATCAAGATATTTTGATCCATATGCAGGTACAGGTACTGGTATGATGAATTTATTAGATTCATTTGGTTGGGGTAATTACTCACCTGCTATTAATTTCTTATTAATGCCTATCAATTATGATATGCAAACAATACAGGCAATAGAATTTAATGATCAGGTAAGAAAATCTCAATACACATTTGAACTTATAAATAATAAGTTAAAAATATTTCCTATCCCAAATTATGGTATAATGAATACTGAAGAACATAATTTAATTTTTCAGTATATAAAAAAATCGGAAAGAGAAAACCCCTATATAGATGGAATAAATAAAGTAACAAACGTAGCAGAAGTACCATTTGAAAATCCTACTTATAGCTCTATAAATTCAGTAGGTAGACAATGGATATTTGAATATACTTTAGCTTTATCTAAAGAAATACTGGGATACATTAGGGGTAAATATGGACAAATTCCAATCCCAGATGCGGCTATTACATTAAACCAATCAGATTTACTTTCAGCTGCTACAGCAGAAAAAAACGCATTAATAGAAAGATTAAGAGGATATTTTGATGAAACCTCTAGAGATAAGTTATTAGAAAGAAGAGCAAACGAAAATGATTTTTTACAAAAGGAATTAAATAAAGTTCCTTACACAATATATATAGGTTAATATGGCTTTATATGGTAGTCAACGTGATTTTAGTCTAATTAGACATATAAATAGGGAATTAATAGGGGATATTATGTCCCAACAGTGTGCTTATTATAAATTAAGATTAGAAGAAACTAAAGTAAATTTATATGGTGAGGCAGCAGGAGCTAAATATTACCATGCCCCAGTATTATTAAGTGCTATAATAGATCACATGGATGAAGAATATCCAGATGATGAATTTGGTGTAAGATATTATAAAAATGTTGATTTTAAATTTTTAAGAGATGATCTTTTAGCAAGAAATCTTGATTTTAACAAAGATTATGATCAGGCAGATTATTTTGGAGCGGATTTAGAACCTGAAGTAGGTGATATAATCTTTTACTATGGTGGGTACTATGAAGTAGATGAAACAATAGATAATCAATATTTTGTAGGTAAAAAACCAGAATATTCTTATGGGGGAGATAATAATATTATAAACCCAGGATTACAAAATTTTGGTAGGGATATGTCTATAATATGTAAAACCCATTACCAACCAGCAGATAAAGTACAAATAGAAAAAGCAAGAATAAATGGCTAAACAATATAGAAAACCAGTTCCAAAATCTCAAAGAGAAATTTCTACAGGTTTAAAACAACCATATTCAGTTGAAGCTGGAAATCCTAATGACACTCAGGATGGAAAACAATTTGGCCCCGAAAATCAAGCTAATATTCCGTTTAATAGATCTACAAAAATGTCTTTTAAAGGGGATAATGTTAAACCTTTTTCTATTGGCATACAAGATATAGATGAATCTATAATGTTTTATTTTAATAATGTTATTAAACCATCCGTAATACAAAATAATGAAAGAATAGCAGTACCTATTATATATGGTTCTCCCGAAAGATGGAAATCAATACAAAAAGATACTTTTTTAAGAGATCAAAAAGGTGCTCTTTTAATGCCCCTAATAGTATTTAAAAGAGATAGTTTAGAAAAAAATAGATCTATAGCAAATAAATTAGATGCTAACCAGCCTAATTTATATACTACTTTTCAAAAAGTATATAATGAAAAAAATTTTTATAGTAATTTTAATGTATTAAATAATAGAATACCCACTAAACAATTTATAGCAAACGTAGTACCAGATTATGTTACATTAACTTATAGTTGTATTATACAAACATACTATATAGAACAATTAAATAAAATAATAGAAGCTATAAATTATGCTTCTGATTCATATTGGGGCGATCCTGAAAGATTTAAATTTAGGGCTAGAATAGATAATTTTACTACAGTAACAGAGCTAGTAAAATCACAAGAAAGATTAGTAAGGGGTACATTTAACATAAAAATGTATGGATATATAGTTCCAGATGTTATACAAAAGGATTTAACAGCTATTAAAAAATATAATGAAAAATCAAAAATAATATTTGGATTAGAAGTTACATCACAACCTGAAAGATTTCAAGCAAACCCAACTACTACCCCTGATGGTAGAACAAGATTGGATCCTGATGGAGAGTCCTCAATTTCTAATCTAAAATATTAATATTTATAATGAGTAAAAACATATTTTAATGCCTAATATAAGATTTATAGATAGTGGAACCCCAGTAGGTGCTTACGGTATACCTAAAGTAGATAATGCTACATCATCTAGTTTTGCTGCCTCAGCTAGTTTTGCTAATACAGCAATCACGGCCAGTCATGCTCTATTTGCAGTATCCGCATCAGTTGAGATTACAAAAGAAGTATCTTCTTCTCATGCTAATAGAGCAGATGTTGCAAATATTGCTGAAGGATTACAAAATCAACCTTCAATATTTACCACTAATATTACCTCATCAGGCAATATAAGTTCAAGTGCAAATGTTAGAAGTAATATAAGTGTAGGAAATACTACAGGACAACTACATGTTACACAATCTACTGAATTAATAGTTAAAGTAGATACTCAAGTCCCAGACCATAGATACTATGATATAGGTTCGGCAAATAAATACTACATTAATGGATTAACATCCCCATATTTTGATGTTTACCCAGGTAAAAAATATAAATTTAACCAAAACGATTCTTCAAATAATAATCACCCTGTAATATTTTATTTAGATGCGGCCAGAACTACCGAATATAATACAGGAGTAATATATTATGCAGATGGAATTCAATCTACTTCTGCAAATTACAATACAAATTTTAATGCTGCTTCAGTTAGATACACTGAAATACAAATAACAGATACTACCCCATCAATACTTTACTACCAATGTTATAATCATGGATATATGGGTAATGCTGTGTATGTTCAAGGTGCACAACAATTTACAGCAGCATCAGGCTCGTTTTCAGGATCATTTGAAGGTAATGGTTCAGGGTTAACTAGTATACCAGCGTCAGGAATAGTAGGATTAAATTTATCACAGATCGTTAGTGGTTCAGCAACGGCATCTATATCTCCTAATTTAGGATTAGTTGTTAATACTAATGTATCCTCGAGTGCAACTTCAACAGCATCATTCGGAACATATTTAGGTGATGGTTCACAATTATCTGGAATTACACCTACAGCAGGATCTTCGGCAGGCAGAGTAGTATTCACCACTACAAATGGAGAATTAACAGCGGAATCGGGATTTGAATATGATTCTGCAACAGATCAATTAACAGTACAATCCTTAAATGTTACACATTTAACATCATCTTTTATAACAGCATCTACAATCCAAACCTCAGGATCTAATATTTTTGGAGATGATACAACAGATACTCAAACATTAATAGGTACTACTAAGATGACAGGATCTGTACAAGCAACAGGTTCAGTTGACTTTCTTTTATCGGGAAATAATATTAAAATAAATCAAGGAGGTTCAGGTAATATTATATTTTCTAATACTTCAAACGCTAGTGCTAATATAATAGACGGTAGATACAATTCACAAACAAAAGCTTTATTAGGATTAAGTGGTGGTAGTGGATATTTACAATTATTTCATGCTGGAACTTCTAAATATGTAGATTTAAATTCATCTACAAATTATTTATTTGCTAATACAAGATTTGGGGCAAATAGTGGTACTGCCTTATCTACTGTTGATATAGTAGGAGATTTAAATGTTTCAACAAACATTACAGCCTCAGGCAATTTATCAGGCAGTGCAACATCAACATCATCATTCGGAACATATTTAGGTGATGGTTCACAATTAACCGGCATAGAAACAGATCCATTCCCATATACTGGAGATGTTCAAATAACAGGATCATTATTAGTATCAGGATCAACAACTTCAGATATTATATTACCAAATGCTCCTACAAATGCTGTTATAATATCAGGTAGTAATAACCGTACAAGATTACATATATATGAATCTGTAGAAAATAATAGTCCTGAATATACAGAAGGTGCAGGTATAAAATTAGTAGGAGGAGAAGGGTCCGGTCATCAATCAACATTAGAAATATCATCAGTTGGTTCTGCTAACGGGGGTGGTAATAATGAACAATCATTTATTCGTTCAAACCAACAATTAGTTATACGAGGTAATGATAATGATGCAGGTGATAATATTAGATTTTTAGGTTCACATGATAGTTATGGGTTAAAATTTGATGCAAGTACTTCAGGGGTTACATTAACATATTTTACTAATGGAGGAGCAACAGTATCAGAGCTTAATATGGGTAATGGCACCTATATACAAGCAGCTGCAAATGGTTCTTACTACAAAATAGGAAGAAGTTCAACAGATTGGTTAAATTTATCATCTACAAAAGCTACATTCGCAGCTGATGTTTCTTCAAGCGCAACTTCAACAGCATCCTTCGGAACATATTTAGGTGATGGTTCACAATTAACAGGCATAGAAGCAGGAACTAATTTAACACAATCTTTATTTGTATCACCTTCAGGAGATAATTCTACAGCAATAGTAGGAGATTTAACAAAACCATTCTCTACAATATTAGGAGCAACAGGGTCCGCAAATCCAGGCGACACTATTATAGTATATCCTGGTACATATGTTGAAAACCATAACTTATATAAAGATGGTGTTAATTATCATTTTATAGATGGAGCAAAAGTTGTAGCAACATCCCCAGTAGAACCTATGTGGGGTGGAGGAGCAGGTACAGCAAATGGTATAGGAACAAGTTTTGATTCTCCTATAAGCATAACGGGACATGGAGAATTTATTAGCACAACATCTAATACAAGGACATCTGCAATATTTTACATACAAGCACCATCTGGAGTTATTGAAATTAAAAGAGCTGTAAAGCATGGAATTGCGGGAGACTCATATACTCTAGTAGCTGGGTTTGGTCAAGTTACTTCTATAGATTCAACCGGTGTATTAACAGTGCGGGGTAAATTTGAAAATTCTGGATCTGCTTCATCATATAGTAATGTAGTATCACTTGGGCAAGGTAATATTAATACCGATATAGTAGTTAGAGCAGAAAATGGTACCGCAACTGGTGTTTATTTATGGAGTGATACTGGAGATATAAATGGTACAATGGATGTATATTCAGAAGCAACAGGATTAGTTTGTTCTGCAAGACAATCTGCATTATCTTATTTGAAAGGTAGATTTGAAACATTAACTACAAACCAAGGATCAAATTATGCACTATATTTTTCTCCAGGATATCGAGGTAGTTTTTATGTAGATGCCGAAATTCGTGGAGCTATATATATTAATCCTGGAGGAGCATATGAAGCTAGTGTACAAATAGAGGGATATCAAGAAATAAGTAATTCTCCGGGTGGGGGTGCAAATGTTATTTTAAGTGGCCATAATCAATTATCACAAAAAATATATGGAGTTGGAAGTGCTACTGCAGCATTTAAGGTAACGGGTGGAACAACTACTTATGATGGACTCATAAGACTTACCGGATCATACCCCAAATTATTTGATATATCTTCAGGAATATTTTATTGGAAAGGTACAGCTCAAGGCGTAGCAGCTAGTTTACCGACTACTTATACAAATCCAAGTGAAGTATCTGGTGGAGAATTAATAATAGAATCACAACTAGATTATTTTAATGCTGGTAATTACCAACACACAAATGATTATGTATTTAATTTATCTGGTGGGACATTAGATATCCAAAGTAAGATTAGACAACATGAAGATGGGGGTAACAATGGAATTGTTAATATGACAGGTGGATATTTAAAAATGAATGGTGTAGAACTAGTTCATGCAACTAAAACAGGATCTTTTGCTTATGCAATCGACTTGAATAATCAGACGCATTCTGGATCAATACTAAATAATTGTTTCACAAATTTACAACCATTTAATTCTGGTTCATTTATAAACGAGGTAACAGGAGGGGGCACATTATTTGAATCACATAAACTATATTAAAAAATGGCATTTACATCATCATATACAGATCATTTAATACAACAATCCCAATTTTACTATGGAGTTCCATCTATGGAACCAGGTTTATCAGGTTCATTTTCTGGTTCATTCCAAGGCGATGGTTCAAATTTAACAGGTATTTCGGGAGGAATAAATTTAACACGGTCTTTATTTGTATCACCTTCAGGAAATGATGGAACCGCTGTAGTAGGTGATTTAACAAAACCATTTTCTACAATCTTAGGAGCAACGGGATCTGCAAATATAGGAGATACAATTATAGTATACCCAGGAACATATACACCGGCTTCACAAATAATAAAAGACCATGTAAATTATTATTTTCATCCTGGAGCTATTGTTACTGGATCTATAGCACTAATGGAAGGTACCTTTGATAATATTAATGTTAGAGGGTATGGTACTTTTGATGTGAATGGAGATATAACAGGTATTAGTGTAACAGCTAATGGACATATTGAAGTAGATAAATTTATAATACGAGGAATTACAAGTACGAATAGAAAAAGAATGACTTTTAATGGATCTGGAAGTGGGCTTTTAGAATTAAAAGGTACAGGAATTGCAGAAGGTGTAGGAGCACTTAATTCAGAACTTTTTTCTTTTGGTACTGGTGAAGTATTAGCAGACATTCAAGCATTTGATAATACTGTAGGTGGAGATATATGTATTGAGGTTGCTGGAGCAGGAACTAAAACTATAAATGCCTATGCTGTAAGTAAAATGGGAAATACAGTTTATATTTCTACTAATAGCTACCCAGAAGCTATTAATCTCACGGGCCATTTTGAAACTCAAAACCAAGCTAATAAATATGCAATGTTTTTATCTACAGGAAATGGAGCAGATATTAAAGTAGATGCTCATATAGTAGGATCTATATATTCTTTAAATAGTAATAACCATCTTACTCAAATCCATGGTAGTCAAGTCTGTAGTGCTTCTCCATCAAACGATGCAGCTGTTAGTTGTGATCAGGGAGAACATTTATTAAATCAATATCTTAGATGTTCCACACCAACAGCTTATCATTTAGATGATACTAATGGGCAAGTAACAGTTACAGGAGTAGCTCAACCAGAAGGACAATATAAAAGATTAATGGATGTTCAAAGTGGAAAATTTGTATGGCGTGGTACTTCATTTAATCAATCTGTTAGAGCCGAATCCAGTAAAATAGAAGGTACAGGTACAGTTATAATAGATTCACCTCTTTTTCATTATGGTGCTACTTATCCACAGAATGAATATGCCTTTCATTTAAATAGTGCAGATGCAACTTTAGAAATAAATAATAAACTTGAATATAATCATGATATTACAGGATCAGGCATAATAAACATTACTTCTGGGCGTTTAGTACTAGATGGTGCTCAACTAATACATGGAGGTGGAACCGGATCATATGCATATGCAATTAAATTAAATGATAAAGCACACTCAGGATCTATATTTAGTAACAGCTTTACAAACCTAACCCCATTTGGACCAGGTTCATTTGAAAACGAAATAGTAGGTGGGGGAACACTATTTGAAACCGATAAATTAAGTTAAAAAATGGCATTTACATCATCATATACAGAAGGATTAATACAACAATCTGAATACTACTACGGAGTTCCATCTATGGAACCAGGTTTATCAGGTTCATTTTCAGGTTCATTCCAAGGTGATGGTTCACAATTAACAGGAGTAGGTGGTAGTGGTGATACCCCTACATTCATAGGATCAGGTTCAACATCAGCTTCAACAGATCCAAATAATGGAGTAGTAATAAACGCTAGTGGTTCAACATTATTTGATGTAAGAGGATCATTAGGTTCATTATTTTCAGTAACAGATAGCTTTGAAGATAATTTATTTGAAGTAAATAATATATCAGGTATATCACTATTAACTGTATCATCTAGTGGAGATGTAGATATACCAAAAGGTGTTTTAACAGTTTCAGGTTCAGTTTCAGCTAGTCAATTTTTAGGTGATGGTTCACAATTAACAGGCATATCATCTACACCATTTCCATTCACAGGAGATGCTAAAATAACAGGTTCATTAACAATATCAGGATCATTTTCATCATTTAGAGTAGCTGAATCTAATATAGTGTTAGGTACAGGTGCAGGAGCATTATTACGCTCTTCAGATACAAATAATGTTATGTTAGGGGTAGATGCAGGAGCGGGAGTACAAAATGACGATGTAATTGCTATTGGACATTCTGCTGGTGGAGTTGTAAATTTTAATAGTAGTGTAGTCATAGGAAAACAAGCAGGATTAAATGTTCAAGGTTCTGCAAATAGTATGGTTTTAATAGGGGAACTAGCGGGACAAAGAGCTGATACTGGAGACACTTACATAGGAACAAATTCCGGTACTGGTGCAGGTTCGGGAGGTAGTAGTGGTGGGATGAATACTGGATTAGGTTATTTATCTTTAAGTGGGATTAATGGAGGATCAAATAATATTGGTATTGGTAGAAACGCAGGAGCTAGTATAGCATCTGGTGATGGGAACATTATAATAGGATCGGGTAGTTTAGGTGAAGCCGCAATGTCTAACCAACTTAGAATTGGAAATAGTAATAATTTCACACTAATATCTGGTTCACTGGCAGATGGAGGTCTTTTAATACAAGGCCAAGTATCAGCTTCATCTTACATAGGTGATGGTTCTGGTTTAACAGGTATATCATCAACACCATTCCCATTTACTGGAGATGCTAAAATAACAGGATCACTAGTTATATCAGCATCAAACAACACTTCAGAATCACTATCCATACAAGGATCAGGTTCAACAATATTTTCAATACAAGGTTCACAAGGTCAATTATTTTCAGTAACAGATGATTTACTAGATGAAGTATTCTCAGTAGCAGATATATCAGGTGATACATTATTAAGTGTATCAGGATCAGGACTAGTAACAATACCAGTAGGAGATTTAACAGGTAGTGCTACAGCTACTGCTTCATATGGTGCATTTAAAGGTGATGGCTCACAATTAACAAATTTACCAGCATCAAACCCATTCCCATTCACAGGAGATGCTTCAATAACGGGTTCATTAACAGTATCCGGATCATTTCATGCATTTAGATTAAACTCTCAAAATGTAGTTTTAGGGCAAGATGCTGGATTCAATACTAATGTAAATGGTCCTCGAAATGTGTTTGTTGGATATCAAGCAGCATATACAAACACAATAGGTGATGATAATGTGTGTGTAGGACGTGCAGCGGGATATGCTTTATCAAATGGTGCTTCAGACGGTAACATTTTTATAGGAAGTTTAGCTGGAGCAGGAGGTACTTCCCCAGCCGCTAGAATGTCAGATGCTAATAATAACATTGGTATAGGGTATGAAGCATTATTATATTTAACCTCGGGAGATCAAAATATAGGTATGGGAGTTCGTACCTTACGTCATATATCTACTGGTAGGTATAATTATGCTTATGGTGATGGAGCTTTATATAATACTAACTCTGGTCAAAATAATATAGGTATAGGATATCAGGCAGGATTAAACCAAACTACGGGCAATGGAAACATAACAATAGGGTCCGGTAGTTTAGGTGTTGCGGGAGAATCAAACCAACTTAGAATTGGAAATGGCAATGGTGATGTTTTAATTCATGGAGATTTTGATTCTGGAAGTATCACTTTTAATGTATCAGGATCGAATGCATTCCAGGTAATAGGAACAGAAGGTACTATATTTAAATTGGATGATGATCTAGACGGAACACTATTTACAGTAAACGATAGATCAGGTATTCCAATGTTTGAAGTATCTGCCAGTGGTAGAATAGTAGCAGAAGAAGGTGAATCCATTATTAGATCACAAAGACCAATGGTTACACATACTGCAGATTTCAGTATCACATCTTCATTAGACTTTGCAGGTAAATACCATATAGTAGGAGGTGATTTAACATGCTCAATAAACACAAGTTCAATAGTACCAGCAGGAGCAGAATTTGAATTTTTCCAAACCTCATCTGCCGGTAACTTTTTATATACAACAGCTTCCCATGTAGATTTAATAGTAAAAAATGATAATCTAAACCTAGCAGGTAGAGGATCAGGAGCTACACTAAAATATATAGGTGGAAGTACATTCCACTTAGTAGGAGATTTAACATAAAATGGGTTCTTCATTCGGGGTCATATCACAAACTGGAAATAACATTCAGACAGAAGGGTTAGTATTTTATATTGACCCAGCTTACAAAAAATCATGGTCTGGGCCCGAATCAAGTGACACAAATACATTAGTACCTAATAGTATTTTTACTGGATCTATTAATAATGATACATCTGGAAGTTATGGTCAATACAATAGTTTTACTTTTGATGGAACTGACAGTTATATTAATGTAGCACCATTAACTGCTTCTATAAACACTGCTACTGTTGGTACAATATCATTATGGACAAGAATAGAAAGTAACAGTTCTTATAGTTGTTTATTTAGCGGTACTCGAGCTCTACGTAGAACAAGTTTTGCTTTAAGATTAATAGATTCTGGATTACCAGCTAAATTACATATGACTTTTAGAAAAAATGGTGAAGATCCTTCCCATGTTGCTTTTCAAACTACAAATACAGAAATAAATGCAGACACCTGGTATAATATTACAGTAACACAAGATGGAACAGCTGCAGTATGTTACATTAATGGAAGTACAGTTAGTTTGGAAAATTTAACTGGCGGTAATCCAACAACAGTAGCTACAATGTGGTATAATTATATTACACCTACAGAATTATATATAGGTAAAAATAGAGTTGCAAATCAAAATAATCCTGGGGCCTTTGATGGACAATATTGGGATGGTCAAATGGGACCTATATTGTTTTACAACCGTGCCCTCTCAGCAGAAGACGTTCTCCAAAACTACAATGCACAAAAAGGCAGATTCGGATTATGAAAGTAGGTAGCATAACAACAGATATTATTAAAAATGGGTTAGTGTTTAATATGGATGCTGCTAATAGAGCAAGCTATCCCAAAACTGGTACTACTGTTACTGATACTATTGGTACTATTAATGGCACTCTTCAATCTTCTGGAATGTTTGAAAACACTAATAGTGGTGTATTTAATTTTGATGGGAGTACTAATTATATAGTAGCAAATTCTTTAGCTTCAACAATGGCTAATGCTTCTGAAGGTACTTTTTGTTTGTGGGTAAAACCTCAAGGAGGTAATACTAATAGAAATGGCGTTAGTTTTGATGATTTAAATGGTAATACCACAATTCAAATAGCAGTACATGGAAGAGATAATGGGAGTAGCCCTGGATCTATATATTGGTTTTGTAGAGTAAGTGGCACAAATCAATTTATAGTTACTTCCGAAAATAATGTTAGTGTAGATAATGAATGGGCATATGTTTGTGGAGTTCAAACAGCTGATACTAATGCTCCTCTTTTATATCGAAATGGTCAATTATTATCTGCTACAAATTCAATAAGTACTAATAATGCATACTTTTTTTCTTCTGATACAAGTAATATTATTGATGGTTTTAGCATTGGAAGATATAATAGTGGGTATAACCCAAATGAAAATCATTTTTACGGAGATATGGGGTCTGTACACATCTACAACCGCGCCTTATCAGCAACAGAAGTCCTACACAACTATAACGCTTTAAAAGGAAGATTTGGTTTATAAAAAAACCCTACATACATTATACCTTAACATAAACTTACAGTATTTATAATCACACAAAAAAATAAAAAATGGAAAATAAAGTTTTAGATAAAGAAGAAGTAGAAACATTAACTTCGTTACAACAGGAACAAAATGATTTAGTATATCAATTAGGACAGATTGAATACCAAATCGGATTTTTTACAAGACAAAAAGAACTAGTAACACAAAAATTAGAAGCTTTTGAAAAAAGACAACAAGAACAAGCACAAAAATTAGAAGAAAAGTATGGTCAGGGTACTGTAAATCTAGAAAGTGGTGAGTTTATTAAAGCTTAATTGCATTTTTAAAGGCTTTTGCAATATTTATAAACAAAATTAATTCATAAGACATGGCAGAAGTATTAGTATCCCCCGGTGTATTAGCAAGGGAAAACGACCAAACTTTTTTAGAGGCTCAACCTGTACAAGCAGGAGCAGCTATAGTAGGACCAACAGTTAAAGGACCAGTTGGTATCCCAACACTAATTACAACATATTCAGAATATCAAAATGTGTTTGGTACTACAGTAGAAAGTGGTAGTGGTCAATTTACCTATCTTACATCAATTTCAGCATTTAATTATTTCCAACAAGGTGGAGATTCTTTATTAGTAACAAGAGTAGTAAGTGGTTCTTTTACAAGTGCTACTAGTACAACAATTGCTAATGGTCAAAACATCACGGGAGCTGCCGCAGCTACAGGTTCGTTAACAATAGCAGGAACATTTGGTCAAACAGTTGATGATGAATTTCAAATTACAGTAGGAGGAAGTGAATTTAGATTTATTGCTGCGGATCCAGCAGGTGGTCTACCAGCAGATAGTAACCCCGTATTTTTCTTAGCAACAGGATCTAACACAGCGGGATACATAGATAACTTGGTAACTAAAATTGATGGTGCTAGTATAGGAGTAAATGCTACTGATGCTACAACAGCTATTCAGTTAACAGCTTCTTCAGCAGGTACAGCAGGAAATTTAATTTCAGTAGATACAGGTTCTGGAACTACATTTAGTGATGTTTTAACATTAGAAGGTGGAGTAGCGGGAGTAGGAAGTACTAACGCGTTTACATTAAAAACTATATCTGAAGGAGTTATTGCTAATAGTGACGGTGCAGAAGGTACTAATAATACTTTAGCAAATGGTACTTCAGATAATGTTAGATGGGAAATTGTTAATCCAAATGTATCAACTGGAACATTTAGCTTATTAATTAGAAGAGGAGATGATGCTTCCAATGATAAGGTAGTATTAGAAACTTTTGCTAATTTATCAATGGATCCAAATTCAAGTGATTATATTGAAAAAGTAGTTGGAAATTCAAAACAAACGGTTACTGCGGATGGTACTGAGTACTATATTAAAAATGAAGGTACTTATTTAAATAGAAGTAAATTTGTTTATGTTGATTCCGTATCAACTCCAACATTAAATTATTTTGATAATAATGGAGATGCTAAAACAGCATTAACATCTTCTATACCAGTAGCAAGTTCGGGTTCATTTAATAGTGCAACAGGAACAGTATTTACAGCTGCTAATAGTCCTGCTTTATTTTATGAAACTATTAATAATACTAATAGCCAAGGGTTTGATGCTGCTGCTTTAGGAGATACTACATCAAATGGAACTTATGCTGTAGCATTTAATTTATTAGCTAACCAAGATGATTTTCAATTTAATTTAATTACTGCACCAGGTTTAATTAAAGGAAATGGAAATGCTTCTAGTGAATTAACAACATTAGTTAATAATGCACAGTCAAGAGGAGATAATTTAGCAGTAATAGATTTAGTAAATTGGAATTCAACTATTTCAACTGTAACAGCAGGAGCAACAGCAGTAGATTCCTCATACGCAGCTACATATTGGCCATGGTTACAAACCATTGATCCAGATACTAATAAAACAGTTTGGGTACCAGCTTCAACAATGATACCTGGAGTATATGCTTTTAATGATAGATCAGCGGAAGCATGGTTTGCACCAGCTGGATTAAATAGAGGTAGTTTAACTACAGTAGTTAGAGCTGAAAGAAAATTAACTAATGGCAATAGAAATACTTTATACACTTCAAATGTTAACCCAATAGCTACATTCCCAAATTCGGGAGTAGTAGTATTTGGTCAGAAAACATTACAGAAAAAAGCAAGTGCATTAGATAGAGTAAATGTAAGAAGATTATTAATAGAACTTAAATCATTTATTTCACAAGTAGCAGATAATTTAGTATTTGAACAAAATACAGCAACTACAAGAAATAATTTCTTAAGCCAAGTTAATCCATTCTTATCAAGTGTACAACAAAGACAAGGATTATTTGCCTTTAGAGTAGTAATGGATGATAGTAATAATACACCAGATGTAATAGATAGAAATCAATTAGTAGGACAAATATTCATACAGCCAACTAGAACAGCTGAATTTATTTACCTAGATTTCAACATATTACCAACTGGAGCTACTTTCCCGTCATAAAAATTAAAGAATTAGATATTTATAACAAGAAATAAATTAGAACAAAATGCCAATAATAGATCCCAACGAAATATTTTTTACCGCTTTTGAACCAAAGCAGGCCAATAGATTTATAATGACTCTAGATGGTATACCCAGCTTTATAGTAAAAGGATTAAGTGCAATTTCAGTAACACAAGGTGAAGTAATCCTAAACCATATAAATATCCTAAGAAAAGTTAAAGGAAAAACTATATGGAATGATGTAACAATGACATTATTTGACCCTATTACACCATCAGGTGCCCAAGCAGTAATGGAATGGATAAGATTACACCATGAATCAGTAACAGGTAGAGATGGTTATTCTGATTTCTATAAAAAAGATCCAGTTTTACAAGTTTTAGGTCCTGTAGGTGATGTAGTTTCAGAATGGATATTAAAAGGTGCTTTTGTTAAAGAATCTACATTTGGAGATTATAACTGGGATACAGAAAACGAAGCAAAACAAATTGAAGTAACATTAGGAGTTGATTATTGTATATTAAATTTCTAAGAAAAAATAAATATTTTATTAAAGGGAGCTTGGCTATGTCAAGCTCTTTTTTTATATTGGTATTTATAACAAAATTAAGTTATTAATAAATAAAAGATATGTCAGATTTTAAATTCCCATCGGAAACAATTGAATTACCCTCAAAGGGCTTACTATATCCTGAAGATAATCCTTTATCAAGTGGCAAAATAGAAATAAAGTATATGACTGCTAGAGAAGAAGATATTTTAACTAACCAGGCTTATATAGAAAAAGGTACAGTTTTAGATAAACTAATTGAATCTTTAATAGTAGATAAAAATATAAACTATAAAGACTTAATTGTAGGAGATAAAAATGCCGTTCTAGTAACTGCTCGAGTTTTAGGATATGGTAAAAATTATACTTTTACTTTAAAAGGAGAAGAACATACTGTGGATTTAACAGAGGTAGATAACAGAGAAATAGATGAATCCAAGTATACAAAAGGTAAAAATAGTTTTTCTTTTAAATTACCTAATAGTGGTAATGAAATTACATATAAGATTTTAAATGGTCATGATGAAACTAAAATAGAACAGGAATTAAAAGGACTTAAAAAAATTAATAAAGATGCTTCTCCTGAATTATCTACTAGATTAAAATATTTAATCACATCAGTTAATGGCGAAACCGAAAATAAAAAAATTAGAGAATTTGTAGATAATTATTTATTAGCTATGGATTCTAGAGCCCTAAGAGAACATATTAGAGACACTCAACCAGATGTAGATTTAATCTTTGATATAGAAGGTGAAGGGGAGGTCACGGTCCCAATAGGGATTACGTTTTTTTGGCCTGACGCGTAAAATAGTACCCCAAGTTAGATCAAATTTATTTAAACAAATTCATGAAATAGTTTTTCATGGTAAAGGAGGATATGATTATTATACTATATATCATATGCCTACATGGTTAAGAAAATTTACTTTTAAAGAAATTTCAGATTTTTATAAGGAAAAAAATAAATCTCAAGAAAAGTCTTCGGGTAAAAATTCTTCCACAATAATGGATTCCTCAGGAAAAATTAACCCAAAAAATATCCCATCTTCTCCGGCTAGTAGGGGTAAAACTTCATATAAATAATTTTTTTTAATATTTATAATAAATATCTTTAAATGGCTACTGAAGAAGAATTAAATAAACAAAATCAAAAACTTGAGGATCAAATATCTCTTCAACAGGAATTAAATAGAATTATTCAAGAACGTGTAGGAATTTCCTCCCGAGCTTTATCGGGCCAACAAGAATCATTTAATGTTTTACAAGATCAACTTAAACTAGTAACATTTGAAAAAGCTGAGAGAATGGTTATACTCCAATCTCTTAGAAAGACAAATAAAATTGCTCTCAAAAATTATTCTATTTTAAGTGATGAACTAGGTACTACTAGGGGATTAAAAGAGTTAGCTAAGGATAAAATAATATTAGATAAAGAAATTCTTACATTACAAGATCAGCAAGCTAAATTTGCTGAAATTGCTAAGGAAGAAGATATAGAAAGATCAAGATTAGGTAAAAATATTTCAGATAGTTTAAAAAACCAAATCAGTGAATTACAAGAAACACAAAAAGAATTAAAAAAAGTTACTGAACTTTCTGGGAAAATTGCTAACGATTTTGGGGTAAAAACTTTTGGGGCCCTTGAAGATATAACTAGAAAGATCCCAGGACTTAGAAAATTTGCGGAACCTTTTCAAAAAGCAGCGGAAGCAGCTAGAGCAACGGCAACTGATAACGCTCTTGAAAAAGAAAGAGTAGATTTAAAAAACGAAGCAGCGGAAGCACAATTTGAATCCGATAAAGCGGCTTTAGAATCTGGAAAAGGTTTAACTAAAGATGTAATTAAAAGATTAGGCTTAGAGAAAAATCACGAAGCTAAACAAAGAATAGCGGATTTAGAATCACTTAAAACAGGAAAGGGTTTAACTCGGGAAAAAATAAAAGAATTAGGTTTAGAAAAAATACTAATATCTAAAAAGGGAAAAGCATTAACAGGATCATATGCAGCAAGTGTAGCAGCAGCTAAAAATGCAAAAAACATGTTAGGGGGATTGGGTGCACAAGCTGCGGCATCAGTTAAAGCACCACTAAAAGCTGTTGCTAAAACCTCCTCAGCTTTTAAAGCAGGAGCTAAAATATTGGGGAAATCTCTTAGTAAAGCATTAGGTCCTATAGGATTACTTTTAGAGCTTATAATGGCTTTAGTTAGAGGGGATAAAGCAGCAGGAGATTTAGCTAAGTCTATGAATATGACTTACAATGAAGCTCTTGCCACTAGGAGAGAATTTACAATGATAGCTGAGGAATCAGGAGAAACTTTTGTTACCACTAAGGGCATACAGGAATCAATGATAGCTTTAAATAAATCTTTAGGTACTAATGTAATGCTAAATAAAGATAATCTTATATTTGCAACTATGATGAGAGAACAAATGGGTTTTTCTCAAGAAGCAATAGTTGGTACTAATAAACTCTCAGAAGCTTTTGGAAAAACTATAGAACAAATTACGGGAGAGGTAATAGCCCAGGCTGATATAACTGCTACTAACTTAGGTGTTCAATTAGAAGAAAAAGAAATTTTAGAAGAGGTATCTAAGGCCTCAGCGGCAACAACTTTATCTTTAAAAGGTAGTGGTAGAGAATTAGCAAAAGCAGTAACTACTGCTAAAGCTTTAGGTATGACATTACAGCAGATTGAAAAAATATCTGATAGTATATTAAATTTTGAACAATCTATTTCAAGTGAGTTAAAAGCAGAATTATTAATAGGTAGAAATCTTAATTTAGAAAGAGCTAGATTAGCAGCTATTAATAATGACATAGAAGGAGTAGCTAGAGAAATTGCATCACAATTTGGTAGTGCTGCTGAGTTTGGGGATTTAAATAGAATTCAACAAAAAGCTATAGCTGAGGCAGTTGGAATGACAAGAGATGAATTAGCTGAAACTTTATTTACTCAACAAGCTATAGGAAATGCAACTGGAGAAGAGGCAAAAGAAAGAAAGGCAGTAATAGCGGGAATGTTAAAAACAATGTCTATTGAGGAAGCTCAAAGAAAACTAGAAAAAGAAGGTATTGAAAACCTAAAAAAACAAGCTTCAACTCAAGAAAGATTTAATGCAATGTTAGATAAGCTAACAGAAATTGCAGTTCAAATAGGTGAACCTTTATTAGAGATAATAGGTCCGATAGCAGACTTAGCAGAATTTATCTTACCTAAACTAACTGGAGCTTTACAACCTATAGTAGGTGTTATTAAAGCAATATTTTTAGGTATAAAGGGTATAGGCCAAGCTATTGGTGCTCTTTTTGGAAATGAAGAAGCAGCAAAAAGTTATGGAGATACTTTTTCTGAAGCAGGAGAGGCCCTTATGTTTGGTTTTAATAGAGGATTTGATACAGGGATGGGTAAGGATTCATTTGCAGCAGAATTGGGACTAGATTTTGGCACTGTTGCTGGTATAGGAAAAGAATCAACAGTATTTGGAGATAATTCAATATTTACCGGAGGAGCTAATGCAAATACTAATAATAATAATCAAAGTTCAGCCCTAGAACTGGATAGACTAAGACAATTAAATGAACGTAATTATCAACAACAACAAAGAGATATGAGGGAATTAATTAACGCAGTTAGAGAAAACAGACCTGCTGTTGATGTATTTGGGAATGAATTCTATGGGTCCTAGATATTTATAATAAACAATTAAAATTTAAAATTATGCCACATACACCCGGACTAAGAAATTTACTAGAAGATCCTGGAACAGGTCATGGATCAACACTTGCAGCAGAAAAACATGGTGGTCTTCCTGCCAGTGCAAATAACCCATTAATTGGAGGAAAAGGGAATAATGTTTCTACTAATAGTGTTCCTAACAACCCTATATCTTCAACATTACACTCTAATGGAGATCCTACTAATAGTTATTCATTAAATGGTAGCAATCAATCTGATGTTAATCAGGGCTATCAACAATATAATGATGGAGTTCCAAATAACTTACCTAAACCAGCAAGATTAGATATAAATAATATGGGACAAAATAATACTGTTTTAAATGGTTTACCTGTTGGAGGAGCTTTTTTACCTACATCAAATTTAACTAGTGCAAATAATGGAGTTTCACCTATGAATAATTCATTTGTAAATGGAACTTACTTTGCAAGTGCACCACCAGAAGGACTAGGAAATTTTTAAAATATAAATGCCATTAATACAATTACAAACTAACCTTAAATCTCTTACATTTGGGAGGGATAGGCCAGGAGGGGGAAGTAGTAATCAACCTTATATCACAGTAGACATTCCTCAAAACTTTGAGGATTTTCCAGAAGGTTTTGAAATTGCATTCCAAGGAGGCAATATTACTATTCCCGGGGGGTTAGGTAATATTAATATCCCTGGAGGAACAGTTAATATTCCCGGAGGACCAGATACTGATTTTTTAGTAAGAAATGGTTTAAATGTTGCTACTGATGTAACTAAAGATTTAGTAAGACTAGGTAAATATTTTGCCGGACCTTTTCCTCAAGGAGGAAGTCCTAGCGGTCTTTTATTTACAGCAAAACAAAATTTACTATCAAGAATATCAACTAAAACTCAATTTAGTGGGGTTTTAAATGAAGGAGTATACACACCTTTATCCAGTTTAACTCAGGCGGGTATTAATGCATTTGGTTTACATGTTAGAAAACAGGGTTTAATTCCTTTTATAGAGCCTAAAACATATATAAACGAACTTAAAAATAGACTTGAATTCAGTAATACTTTAAACTTTTCAAATTTTAAAGATATTAATAGATTAGTTAGATTAACTGGGATTAAAATAGATAATTCCTCAACTTGGGAAAGAAAAGATAGAAGTAGAAACCAAATATCAGAGGACTCTAATGAAATTTTAGCTTATGGTGGGGGACCAAATTCAATAATAGGAATAGGTAAAACAAGAATAAAATTTGCAACTGATAGATTTGAAAATCCCTTACAAACTGGCAGAAATAATTGGAAATTAAATACTAATAATGCTTTAGAGGGAATGCCTACTGATTTCTTTAGCTTTAGAACAGGTGAAAATGTCTATAATTACACAGTACCGGGATATTATGGTTTAGGGGGGGTTAGTTCTTTTTTACCTGATAAAACTTTAGGAGTACCAACATTTATAAATAAAAATTCTAAAGAAAATGGTAAAGTTTTTGAAGTAGGAGGTCCTGTAGAAAAACTTTATAATCCCTCGGTTTATAAAACAAATGATATTGAAAGTAATGATTTTCTTTCTTTCGATGTTATAGGTTTAAGAATACCACGAAATGATTTAAAAACATATCAAGTAGGAAGTAAACTAAATTTTACTACTAACCAATTTAAACCAATTTTACGTGGAGGAGCTGGGGCTAAATATCTTAATGCTTTAGAAGCATTAGGAAATTCTAATAATGTAATTTTAAATAAGTTCTTAAGTGTAACTTTAGGGGGAGGTTTAACTTTTGAACCTAATTTTGAAACCTCAGTATACGTATCATCTCCAACTGGATCCCTAAAAAATTCAACAAGAATATTTGATAATAATACTTTTACTTTAAATACTCAACAACTTCAAGATAAGGCTATATTATCCCTTAGTAATGGAGAATTCCCAGATTTTAGAAAAACTCTTATAGATGATAACAATATAAAAGAATCTTCAACTTTAAGTATTTCTCCTAGTTATAAAAATGCTAGAAATAGAGCAATAGACGGTCCTACAGATTCTAGAATTAATTATGCTTCACCTGGTCAAAAAGGTAATATTATTAGTTATACTAAGGGAAAAATAAATACTTTAGGTAAAATAAATATTACAGACAGATTAAATGCTTTACCTCTATATAAATCCAAAAATGTAGCAGCTACTCAAGAGGGAGATGCAGGGGGATTTAAAAATGATTTAGTTAAATTTAGAATAGCTGCTATAGATACAAATAATCCTACTAAAAAAACATATATGCATTTTAGGGCATATATAGATTCATTTTCTGATCAATATAATGCAAATTGGAACCAGCAAAAATATATGGGTAGGGGAGAACTATTTTACAAATACGATAATTTTCAAAGAGATATAAATTTATCATTTACAGTTGCTGCCCAATCAAAACCAGAAATAATGGTTATGTATAGAAAATTAAATTACCTTGCCTCCACACTAGCTCCTGATTATACTCCAGCTGGATATATGGCAGGAAATTTAGTACAATTAACAATGGGTGGGTGGTGTTATGAACTACCTGGATTTATACGATCATTAACATTAGATGTACCTGAAGAATCACCTTGGGAAATAGGTATAGATGATGAAGGATTATTTGATAGTACAGTTAAAGAAATGCCTCATATTTGTAAAGTAACAGGATTAACATTCACACCAATCCATACATTCAGACCTTCTATTATGAAATTAACTAAATCGATGTCTAAACCAGATGATAATTTAGCAGATAATAATGAATATGGAAATCAAAGATATTTAGCATTAAAAGCTACTAATAATAATTATGATAGTAAAGTAAATTGGTATATATAATAATGAGACGTTATAGCCCCATATCAACAAAACCAACACTAACAGGTAAAACAATATATAATACTGTACGTTATCCTGAAATACCTAGATCACCAAGTGATATATATGTTTATACTAGTATAGGGGATAGATTTGATACCCTAGCGGAACAATACTATGATGATTCTTCTTTATGGTGGATTATATCTATAGCGAATGGAAATTTTAAACAGGATTCATTAACTCCCCCTTTAGGACAACAAGTTAGAATCCCAGCAGATCCATCATCTATTATAGCTAATTATGAAAATTTAAACCCAGAAACTACTACTTCTACAAGAAGTACTACTATAGCAAGAGGAAGTAGTGCGGGATCTAGTGGTGGAGGAAGTGCTGGATCTAGTGGTGGTGGTGCTGGATCTGGTGGTGGTGGATATTAAAAATTAAGGGTTATGATAACGGGAGAACCTTTTGAAGATTATTTAAAAAAACAAATTTCCGATAGGCAAATTGTTCACGGAAAAGGAGTTAACCAAAATAGAACTCCTCAGGAATTAGCATATTTAAATTCTAGAACTTCTTGGGTTAAATTAGCTTCTAGTACTAATATTGACCAATTTAGATTAGATCTAATTCCTGAATTAAAAGGATCGGGTTTTACTGGTACATCTTTAGCTCAACAATATGTTTTATTTAACGGTTCTACCCAAATATTAACTAAAGAAACCTCACCATATACTGCTATATCTACTACTCCTGGTAGTGGAGGACCTACAACGATAAAAGCACAAAAGGCGGATGCACCTCCAGGAACAATGGTAGATATCCCAAACCCAGATTATACCCCTCCTGGAATTACTACTACTACTATTCCTGGTTCATTTACTGGAAAACAAGGTTCTCCAAGAGCTGGTATATTAGGAGGTTCACCCAACCCGGCATATGGTGCAACGGGTAATACAGATTTTGGTTTAGTACCTATGCCAGGAATAGAAGAAGCTACTATAACAACTCTAGAAATGGGGTCTATAAAAAGAGCTTCATTAGTCATTAAAGCACATAATAGACTACAATTTGATATAATAGATATGCTATATTTAAGGTTAGGATTTACTATTATGTTAGAATGGGGAGATTCTCATTATATAGAAAATGATACAAGAGAAATTAAAAAAATAGGAAATACTTTAATTGAAAACTTTTGGTTTAAACAAAACCCAGACACAATTAATTCTTTTAAGATATTAGGAAAAATAGAAAAACAAAGAGAAAAATATTCAGCAAGTTATGATGCTTTATTTGGAAGAATAGAAAATTTTAAATGGACATTTAATCCAGATGGTTCTTATACTATTAATTTAGATATTTTAAGTATGGGTGATGTTATAGAATCATTAAAGATGAATACACCTGCTTATAAAAATTTTGAGGATCTTTCGATTCCTCCTAAAAACCCTACTTTTTTAAATGATAATCTATTTAAAACTACTTTAGAAAACTTATTTTACCCTATTTTAAAATATTATAATGAAGAGGCTAATGAAGAAGGGGTTGGGGGTACCCAACAATCTAATAAGGGTGAAGAAATAAAAATAATTTCTTATAAATTTGGAGATGAAGAGATAGTAGGAAATACAATTCCCTACGAAGTTATAGATTCTTTAAAATTATTACCAAAATATGACCTTGCAAATACTAATGATGAACCTGGCACTATAAGATGGAATAAAGCATTTAATCAAGGTTCCCAAGTTACTAAAGCCCAATTTAATAAGGCTTATACAGTACCACCTGTAGATTATATAAGAACAACTTTTTTACCTAAGGCACATTCATATTATATAAGATTTGGAGCTTTATTAAATATTATAGAAAAAATTATTTTACCTTATATAAATCGAGATACGGATAATCCTATGGTAAAAATTGATAATAGAGTAGAAAATAATTTAATGTATTATGTTCCTAACATGGTATCTATAGATCCTAGAGTGTGTATTATAAGCAATGATTTATTTAAACAACCTAATCCAGAAGGAACTGCTATAGTTGATGAAAAAGGACTTTTTACTAATATTGAAAAATTTGTTTATCGTAATGAAAACGGAAATAGTTCATATGGAAGAATCATGAATATTTATCTAAATTTTAGTTATTTAATTAAATCAGAACTAGATTTTAAAACGGATAAAAAAGGAAATGTTTTTATAATGGATTTTTTTAGAAATCTATGTGATAATATAAATAGGGTTTTAGGAGGTGTTAATAATTTAACCCCTAAAATGAGACCCTCGGATAATACTATTTATTTTTTTGACCAAAGTGCTTTACCCGGAAAAGAAGAACTTCCTGAATATATATTTAAAAAATCTTCATTACCAAAAGGAGTAGGCCAATTTAACCTGTATGGATATGGCATTGGAGGTACAAATAAACCCCCTAAAAATTCTTCTAATTTTATACATCGCGTAGGAATTGTAACCTCAATTACCCCAGAATATGCTACTATAATATCAATAGGGGCAACTGCAGCGGGACATGTTGTAAATGAAGATGCCACAGCTTTTTCTAAATGGAATATAGGGATAAAAGATAGATTTCGTACTGATGTAGCTACTGGTTATGATAATATCCAAATAATACAAAACCAACAGAAAAAAGAACGAAAAAAATATCAAATTAATAAGCATTATTTTTATACTATTGGAAAACGATATGATGAAAGATTTTTATATTTAGGATTAAATATAGAAACCCCCTCCCCAGGCTTTTTTTCGGGGTTTGGTAATTTTGCAAAAAACATATTTTTAGGCCAAGCATTACTTGGTACTTATGTATTTAATGGTCTCCCTTTTACTGATGTAATAAGGAACCGGATTATAAGTTATTACCAAAATCAATCTTCTGATGACCAAAACTCAGACCCAAATGGTCAACCTTTAAATATTAATGATGAATTAATTGCACAAAATTTACAAGTATTTACAGCTTATTATAAATCTATTCATAATGAAGCTTATCAAACATATGATAAAGCTGCGGGTACAGTTGGTTTTATGCCCTTTAGACTTCAATTAGATATGGATGGGATTTCAGGAATGAAAATATATAATAAAATAGATATAGATTCTAGATTTTTACCTTCAAACTACCCAGAAACTTTAGAATTTATAGTAACAAATGTTACTCATACTATAAAAAACCATCAATGGGTTACGTCTATAGATAGCATAGCATCTGTTGGAAATTTATTTTCTACTAAAGAATTAGAATCAGTATCAGCATTACCCGAAAATTTCCAAGTTATAAACTTTTTACCTGCAGTAGGCCAATTTGGAGGTGTTACTAATGTTAACCAATTAGCAAAATCACAATCAACAAATGGTCCTAATGCAAATAAATTAAGAGCTACTTTAGCACAATTAGGATATAGAGAAAAAGGAGTTGAAATAGATAATGGGGGAGATATTACAGCTAACACTGAAAAAATGGCTAGTGCAATATTTAGAAAAATTAAAGAATTATACCCTTTTATCCAAATTACAGTAACCGGAGGTAATGATTATTTCCATACTCAATTATCTTATACTTCTCGTCATACAAGGGGTAAAGGAATTGATTTTGTAATATCCCCAGCAACGGAACAAAATTTAGATAATGTAGTAAGTGTATTAGATGGTTTTGCTAAGGGAGGAAATGGTAATATAAGATATATTGATGAATATAGAGATCCTTCTACTTCAGCATCTGCAAAACATTTTCACATTTCTTATGGACAAGGAACAGAAGGAGCTAGTACATTAAGAAAGGCTCAACAGTCAGACGCAGTAGCCTATACTGTACCAAATGATGATCCAGATGATCTACCTAATGGTGTTAGTGGAGAAGATAGAGAAAGTATGTATAGAGCTAAACAACGAGAAATTAAAGAAATTAATCAAGAAATATTAAAACTAGGAGGTACTAGACAATTTGATCCTAATATAATTGTAGGAACAGGCAAGTCCTATAATGCTATTAACCCAGAACTTCAGGATGCAAGAGAATTTTTAAATTATTTAAAAAGAAACCCAAATGCCCAATATGGACCTACATCTACCCAAGACCTTTTAGATCAATCTCCTACGGGTAATACTGGTACTCTTCCTAATATATCTTTTGGTAACCCTGTAGACCCAAGTTTAATTGACCCCGATACTGGGTTTATAATAGATCCCTAAAAACAAAGTATAAAAAATGGCGCAATATTATCCTAAATCTCAAATAATAACTAATCTATATACTGATGGAGGAGAATTTATATTATCTACAACAGGGAAAAATTATATAGGAGATTATTATAGTACTTCAAATGGGGTTAGTTATACTGGAAAAAATCCTAAAGATGGTGAATCTATACCTATATTACGTCCTTCCCTTTTTACAAGTAATGAAAATATAACATCTGATGCAAGTACCCCAGGTAGTGATATAATAGTATTATCTACTAACATAAACCCAAATGTAGACATTGGAGATAATAATTATAAATTAGTAGAGGATTATTTAAAATTACCCATAAGTAGTAAACAAAGTAAAAGAAAAATCCCACAAAATTTTTATCCTCAACCTACGGAATCCGATTATCAATTTAAAGAATTTCAAAGGTATTTTTGCAAAAAAAATAATGAACTAATTTATATAGAAATAAATGCTGAAACCTATAGAAAATTATCTAGTAATAATTCCAATATAGCATCTGAAATGTATACTCCTTTTCAAATTACATGGACTATATCAGGGGAAGAAAGAAAAGTATTTAATATCAATAAAAGAGTAGTATCAACATTTGAAAGAAATAATAGGTCTTTATATGGGTTTAGTGCTTATTTTAAAAATAACTTTACTCAATTTTTTAAACCAGAAGTAAAAGAGAATTTATTTACTGATGGAGGAGAATATCTTACTGAAGATGGTAGGGAATATATAGGAGACTATCATATTCACCCAGATAAGGGTCCAATGGTAGGAGCTGTCCATGTTAATGTTCCACATGATTATTTATATCCTATTTCAGAAACAAATATGCAATTCACGGGTTCTATATCTCCATCGGTACCAATATCTACTCCTTCACCTCCAACTTATACCCCACCTGCTCCAAGTGGTGGAGGAGGAGGTGGATATTAAAAATATCCTTCGTATATTTACATAATTGTTTTGGCTAATTGAAAATACTGACCAATTAAAAGGTTTTTATAATAAAGGTTACAAAGAAGCTTACATAGAAGTTATACCATATTCTTATAAAACTCATCCTGTAACTAATAAAATATCTTTAGTATATGTACATCCTTTAGATGCACATAAGGGCTATATCATCTCAATAAACCATAGCGAATCTATGCCGTTAAACAGCGAGTATATTGCTGAATTAATTAGTAGTTATGGTACATTATATGTTTGGGGTAAAAAAGAATTTTTGCATTATTACGTGCATAAAAATATAATAGATATTTCTTTAACATCCCCAGAATATGAAATGGAAACTACTAAAGCTCACCAAATCTTACAACAAAGAACTAAAGATAAGTTGGATATTAATAGAATAGTTCCTATCGTTAAGCATTATGAAACTTGTGAAAAAAATTACAATAATTTAAAACAATATTTTAATGAACCAGTCAACGAATTTTACAATAGCAGAGTACCATTGGTATTCAACGCCATCGAAAGGAGTGGAATACGAGTTAATAGAAAACTCTTCAAACAATACTTTGACAAAGATTGGGGAGATAAAGTGTACACACAATATAATTACAGAACAACTACAACAAGGCCCTCAAATAGGTTCGGAGGGGTCAATTTTGCAGCTTTAAATAAAGATAATGGTTGTAGAAAATCCTTTATACCAGAAAATGATAAACTTCTTGAAATCGATATATCAGCTTATCACCCTACTCTTGCTAGTTCCCTTATTCATTATACTTTTGATGATGGAGATATTCATAAATCTTTCGCAAAAATGTATGGGGTGGATTACCAAAAAGCCAAAGAATTAACATTTAAGCAACTTTATGGAGGTGTATTTAAACAGTATAAAAATTTAGAATTTTTTGCTGGTATTCAAAAATACATAGATCAATTATGGTACTTTTTTAAAAAAAATGGTTACATAGAATGTCCTATATCAAAACATAAATTTGAGTATGGTAAGTTGGATAATATGAACCCACAAAAACTATTTAATTATTTACTACAGAATTTGGAAACTGCAATTAATGTTCGTATATTATGGGATATAATTAAGTTACTAAAAGGTAAAAAAACAAAATTAATTCTTTACACATATGATGCTTTTTTATTAGATGTGTGCAAGGAAGAAAAAGAAGATATTAAAAAAATACTTAAAGTGTTTGATAAATATAAGTTAAAAACAAAAATTAAACATGGAGACAGCTACGATTTTACAGAACGAGATTAATATGTATAAGGCGAATTACGACTTTGAAAGTCCTTATAATATTAGTGATTTGAATAATAAACTGTTTTGTACTTTTACCACATTAGAGGGGTTAGAGGGACTAGTCAAAAGTCTCTCTTCTAAATACTCAATAATGTATAACAAAATGTTTGCATTGTATATAAAAAGCAATGATGAGTATGTTCTGACTTATAATGTTGATCAAGGTAATGTGAGTGAAATCCCTAAAAATACAATATTAGTCCATAGAAAAAAAGAAACTAATACTTTATATACTATAAACGCATTAAACGAGCTAATCAAAAGCCTAAATGGGGGAGTAGTAAATACTAAATTCCCTATAAACTGGAAGCATTACAGAAACTGTATATTGCTTACCCAACACAATGAGTTAAAACAACTCAATACTAAAATTCACAAAATAATTGAATTATAATTTGGATCCCAAATTTATGGTTCGTATATTCACGTTGAAATTTTTAAAAAACAGTTACAATTATGGATTTA